CCATAAACGAGGGCATGGCTAATGCCATTAAATCAACGGCAAACCTTAGAGGCATACTCAAGACCACAAAAGCTATGTTAAGTCCGGAAGATGCGAAAAAGCAAAAAGACCGTTTTGTCGAGGATTACATGGGGCTGACAAATTCATCCGGCATTGCGATGTTGGACGCTACACAATCGTTTGATCCGATCGAAATTAAACCGGCGATTGCAAATTATAAGAATGTTGAGGAATTGCGGAATAACATTTATCGGTATTTTGGCGTAAACGAGGACGCGATACTTTCTAAGCTTTCCGGCGATAGCTGGGAGGCTTTTTATGAGGCGCGGATTGAACCTGTTTTAATCGCGCTTGGTTTAGAACTGACTAACAAGATATTTACCAACCGCGAACGCGGCTTTGAAAACGAGATTATTTTTGAAAGTAATCGAATGCAGTATATGAGTACCGCTAATAAGTTGGCTTTGGTGCAGATGGTTGACCGGAAGGCAATGACCCCGAATGAATGGCGTGAAGTTATGAATATGGCTCCAGTTCCGTGGGGTGACGAACCGCAAAGCTGGCAGAACCCCAAGGCGACAGAACAGGAGGTCGATGATGATAACCAAGAATAGGAATTATAGGAGTTTTGAGGTCAGGGCATCCGAAGAGGGTGCCTTTGTTGAAGGCTATGCACTCGTGTTCGATACAGAAGAAGTCATGTACGAATACGATGGGGTTGCCTACAAGGAACAAATCAGATCCGGCGCTCTTGACAGCACTCTGATGCAAGATGTGGTTCTGAACTTCAACCACGGCGGAAAGCCGGTGGCACGAACAAAGAACGGAACACTTGAATTGAGAGTAGACCCAGTCGGCCTATTTGTCAGAGCGGATCTCTCCGGCACAGAAGAAGGCCGGAGGCTCTATGAGGAAGTGAAAGGTGGATATCTGGACAAGATGTCGTTTGCCTTCACGATAAATGCGGACGAATACAACAAGGAACAACATCTCAGAACGATCACGGAGGTGAAGCGGATCTATGATGTTGCGATTGTTGATATTCCGGCATACGAAAGCACGTCGGTGCAGGCTCGTTCATTCTTTGAGGCGGAGGCTGAAAGGGAACTTGCGGAGGCAAGGAAAGCGTTGGAACTGGCGAAGTCGAAGTATTTCTATGGAGGTAACTTATGAACATAGACGAAATGAATCTCGAACAGATCACCGCAAGACTTGCGGAGCTGGACGAGGAAGTCCGGGCGGCTACAGAGGCGGAAGTTGTCAACAAAGCCGCAGAAGAAAAAACCGAACTGCTGACAAGGAAAGCCGAATTGGATAACCTTGAACAGCGCAAACAAACCGCTCTTGATATTCAGAGCGGTATTATTACGCCCAAAATCATTGATGTGAGGAAGGATGAAAAACCTATGGAATTTGAGAACATGCTCCCGGTTGAAGTGCGTGGAACCGAAGAATATCGTTCCGCTTTTCTGAAAGGATTGCAGGGCAAGCCGCTTACCGACAAGGAAAAACGCGCATATGAGATGGCCACCACCGATGTGGCCGGAGTTATCCCGACCTTGACGCAAGAGCGCATCTTCAACAAGCTGTCGCAGCACGCACCGCTGCTGTCCGAGATCACCTTGCTGCAAGTGCCCGGCAATGTGACCTTCGCGATTGAGGGCACTAACAACGCCGCTGCGAAACACGCGGAGAATGACCTGATCTCTCCCGCCGCTGACACCATGCTTTCCGTCACCCTTGCCGGGTATGAGATTGTCAAGGTTCTCCGCATCTCCAAGACCGTACAGGCTATGGCGATTAACGCTTTTGAGAGCTGGCTGGTTGATATTCTCGGCGAGAACATTGCAGCTAAGATTGGCGAGTACATCATCTACGGTAGCGGCAGTTCCGAACCGAAAGGCATTGACTATGCTGCAACTTGGACTGATAACAGCAACGCCGTTATTCCTTCCGGCGCGAAATACCCGACTGCCGCTGAACTTGTCGAGCTGGTTTCCTACCTCAAAGGTGGCTATCATCGGAATGCCAAATGGCTGATGAACAGCACCGACTTTTGGGGCGGCATCGTTGCGGCACAGTCGAACGACAAGTACAAGATTTTGACCGAAGACTATCAGCGCCTGCTTGGTTATCCCATCCTGCTGGATGACAACGTTGCTTCGGGAGACATTTTCTTCGGTGACTTCCGCAAGGTGGTTGGCAACCTCTCGCAAAACATCACCGTTGACCGCTCGACCGAATCCGGGTTCCTCTACAACAGCATTGATTATCGCGGAACGGCTATTTTTGACTGCGACATCGCCGTTGGTGAGGCTTTCGTGAAGTGCGCCAAAAACCTGGCCGCCGGAAAGTAAGGAGGCTAACATGGCAAGATTTTTAGGTATGCTGCCTACCGACATTGACAGGAAAAGTATGCCGGAATTAAAGGCCGGTGTACTCTCCTTCACAGCGGAAGAAATGGCAGACCTTGACGCAGATGGGCTGCTCGTGGAGCATGAAACGAGCGCAACTAAAGATACTACTGCGACCGTGTTTGCACACACGCTGCCGTGTCCGCGGCAGATCACCGTTCAAGTTAAAACAGAGGACGCCGGTGAGGTTACCAAGGACGCAACCTGCGTTATCAGCGGCACGAACATTGCCGGCGATACAATTTCTGAAACGCTGACATTCACGGAGAATCTCTCGACTGCTCTGACAACGGCTAAAGCGTTTAAGACCGTCACGAAAATCGTCTTCAGCGCACAGGCCGACGGAACCCCGGCGTTCAATGTTGGATGGAATGAGGTCATCGGATTGCCGTTCAAGTTCAGCGAAAAGCCGTTTGTGCTTGAAAAATTCGACGGCGCGATGCAGTTTACTGCAGGAACAATTACCGTTGACGCTGACGAAATCGAAAAGAATGTTTACGACCCGAACGGTGATCTCGACGGAACAAAGGAGCTTGAGTTATTATTCTTCATTTAGGAGGGACGTTATGGCACAAGCCGCAAGCGTAATATCTAGCGTGACATCAGGACACTATCAAACCGCACAGGAGGTCGCGCTGTCAACTACGGAGGAAACTGGCGACATCTATTTTACGCTTGATGGTACGATGCCAACCTCCGAAAAAACAAAATACACCGAACCAATAGAACTAGGGACGGGTACAAAAACCACAATTAAGGCGGTAACGGTGACAGAAGGCAAAGATAATTCCGAAGTGCTGACGCTTTACATAGTGGTTGAAGAACCGTTTCTGTCTAAAATCAGAAGGGCGGTACGAAGAAACACATCAGTGGACGTTGACGCGGAACTCGCAGACATCATCGCGGAGTGCCGTGCGGATTTAATCAATATCGGCGTGACAGAAACCAAGGCGAACAGCGAAACGGACAGTCTCATTCTTGGGGCTGTCCGATGCTTTGCTAGGTGGAAATTCGGACTGAGCAATGAGGATGCCGCGGCAAACCGTGAGGACTACATGATGCTCCGTGACGAGCTGCGAAGACGCAGAGATTACACGACGGAGGCGGAATAATGTTTTTTTCTGATGAAATCAAACTGCGTGCCGTTGCCAAAGGCGTTGACTCGGAAGGATATCCGACGGAAAGCAATACAGATACTGCGGTATTCGCAGACATTACTTCAGCTACAAGGTCTGAATTCTACTCCGCCAACGCCAACGACATCGACATCACAAAAGTATTCAACGTCCACGCTGAAGACTATGACGGGCAAAGACAGGTGGTCTACGAGTCAAAGACATATGACGTAGTTCGAGTTTATGAAAAAGGACTTGGCGTTGTAGAACTGAACTGCTCGGACAGGGGCGTTGATAATGGCTAAATTCGATTTTGAAATCTCTCCGGAGTTTATCAAGCAGCTCGGCAGGCTGGCAGACGTTGACCGAATTGCACCGCAGATGATTGACGAGGCGATTCCTATACTGCTTGCGAATGTGCAAAGTGAGACTGCACAGCACAAGCGGTCGGGCGATATGTACAAGTCAATCAAGCCGACTAAAGCGAAAAAGACGAAAGGCGGAGGTTACTTTGCATCAGTCAGACCGACCGGAACCGATAAGAAAGGCGTTCGAAACATGGAAAAAATGGTCTACCTGGAATATGGCACATCTCAACAATCTCCAACGCCGATACTGACCAAAGCAATTAAAGACAGCGAATCTGCTGTGCTAAAAAAGATGCAGGAAGTATTTGAAAGGGAGGTCAAAACATGAATGTAAATTCTCAAGTTATAACAGCATTGGCTTCTCTTTCAATCCCCGTTGCGGCGGATGTGTATGAGGGCGCTGCCGATGAGTACATCACCTTCAATTATGCGGATGAGCGGCCTGCGGTACGTGCCGACGATGCGGACATTCTCGATGAAACGACTATCCAAATTCATTATTTCACAAGAACAAATCCTCTCACCAAAAAATTAAGCATACGCAATCTAATGAGGGCTGCGGGATTCAACATCCAAAACACGCAGCAGTTTTATGAGAGCGACAAGAAACTATATCACGTTGTGCTTGAGGTTTGGATCGAGGGGAGTACGGAGGTATAAATATGGCTAAATTGGGACTTAAATATCCCGTGTATGCTATCGGCACGGAATCTGGCTCAAGCATCAGCTATGCCGACGGAGGGGTGATTGCGAAGGCCATCAGTGCCAATATTGCCATCACGACTTCTGACGTAAAGCTGTTTGCTGATGATGCTGTAGCCGAGTCGGACAGAAGTTTCGTAAGCGGAACAATCACACTTAATGGGGATGACCTATCTGATGCAGTAAAGGTTGCTTTACTTGGTTATACGGAGGGGGCGCAGGTTGATGCGACACTGGATAGCAAAGAATTATCTGCTGGCAGTTCGACTACTCCTGCCACTGTAGGAGTTGGGTTTTACGGCAAAAGGGTAAAGAGCGGCGTAACAACCTATCGCGCCGTATGGCTCAAGAAAGTACAGTTTGCAGAGCCGGCGGACGACTACGCCACCAAGGGTGACACCGCGGAATTTTTGACGCCGACTTTAGAGGGCATCATCATGGTGGCAGCTGACGGTAAGTGGAAGGAAGAGGGAACATTCTCTACCGAGGATGCGGCAAGGGCTTGGCTGAATACTAAGACTGGAATCAGCACAGACGCATCCAACAACATCACGGCCTTGACTATGAGCAA